TTTATAAGTTTTTCTGTATCATTTTTATAATCAAAAGTACAATCATGTTTATCAGGATATCTACATGAAATACACAATAACATTTCACACTTACATGTTATGAGAATGAGATGTTTTTTCAAACATTTTGAACAACATTTCTTTACGGAACTCACACTTCTTTTCATTGTAGTACTCATCGTCTTCTTGTTCTATATTTTTTTCTGCTTGTTTGAATTCGTTTTCAAGTCTTTCAACTTCTGCTTCAAGTTTAAGCTCTGTAGAATCCTTTACAACTTTATTACGTTGTGAAGGTGAAACATATGATTTCTTTTTAGAAGATGTAAATTTATGTAGATCCTCTTTTGCACGAATAAGAGCTTCCCAACATTCATCTGCAATTCCATCTACTTTAGATAATGACCTTTCAGGAATAGTTTCTTTATGAGCCTTCCAAATTTTTTCAAAAGCTTCTTCATCTTTTCTTTTTTGTTCAGCATCTATTTTACGTCTTTCAATATCTGTTAATTCAACAACTTCAATACCTGTAGTGTTAATGTGTGTTTCATCATCTAATAATCGAATAACATATCGAACTATTTCAGGATATTTATCACATTGATTTTTTAGATATAACCATGTTTCTTGGTCTGCCATAGTTAAAAGTTCATATATAACTTCTTCTTCCAAAATCCAATCACGTTTGAAAATTGAATCAATTGTAAATTTGTCGTATGTAATTTGCTCCATCCTGGCTATAAGATAAATTGAATAGCTTAAATCCGTTTTTAATAACAAGGAGAATGCCGAATGTTTCAAGAGAAGAATTGATGGAAACAAAAGCCCAGAAATTACCTGAAACAGCTTCATTAGAAAGTTTGAAACAAATGCGTGAAGAAATGTGTTCAACAACAATGTCTAGAGATTTTAAATTACAACCAAATCAAAGATTTATTCGAAGAGTTTTAAGTCCAGATTCACCAACTAGAAATTTACTTTTAGTTCATGGTACAGGTGTTGGTAAAACTTGTACAGCTATTCAAGTAGCAGAAGAATATATTATACGACCTGAATTTCAAGATAAAAGAGTTCTTGTAATAGCAAACCCATCCGTCCAAGAAAATTTTAAAACACAAATTTTTGATATTACAAGAGTATCTGTTGATGCAGATGGTATTTTACTTTCAAAACAATGTACAGGAAGAAAATATTTAGATATAATTCAAAGATCACAAAAAGAACCACTTCTTTATACAGATAAGGCTTCTAAACAACGTATTGTAAAATTATCAGAAAAATTAATTAATGAATTTTATGAATTTTCAGGATATAAAACTTTAGCAAATGTAATTCAAGAAAAAAAATTAAATGTTTCTCCAAATGAATTTGATACATGGATGCATGAAACATTTGATAATAGATTAATGATTATTGATGAAGCACATAATTTAAAAGAAACTACAGAAACAGAAACAAATAAATTAATATCTTTAGCAATTGAAGATATTATAAAAAAGGCAGATGGAATTACACTTGTTCTTTTAACTGCAACACCTATGTATGATTCATTTGATGAAATTTTATATTATATTACTTTATTTCTTTGGAATGATCGAAGAATAGATTTTAAAAAACAAATAAAATCATCTGATATTTTTAAAGAATCTGGAGAATTTAAAGAAGGTCAAGAAGAAATATTTAGAGGTTGGTGTCAAGATTATATTTCATTTGTAAGAGGTGAAAATCCTTTTACATTTCCATTTCGATTACCTCCACCAAATAATTTAATTGCTTTACCAGATCGTAAAACAAGTATAGATGGATTACCTATAACAAAAAAGATGAAATATCTTGTTCTTACACAATCTATTCTTCAATCACCACAAAAAGAAGAAATTCAAAAAATTAAACAGATATCAATATCTAGTCCATTAACATCAACAATATGTGTATATCCTGAAAATAAAACATTTCGTGAAACATTTGTTTCATCAGGAACATCGTATAAATATAGATCTGAAATGTTTTTGAAACCTTCTGAAATACATAAATATAGTTCTAAATTTAGTTTAATTACAAAAATATTAAGTGAAACAACAGGTCTTGTATTTGTATATTCTAATTCAGTTGAATCAGGAGCACAATTATTTGCTATGTGTCTTGAAGAACATGGTTATGAATCTGCAGATGGTTCTAAATTATTAGAAAAAACATCTGAAGAAATTACTCCTGGATCAAAAGGAAAATATGTTCTTTTTACATCAAATACAACAGATTCTATAATCAAAAAAATGTTAATGAGATTAAAAAGTCAACAAAATGCTGATGGGTCTGATATAAGAGTTATTATTGCATCTCCAAAAGTATCTGAAGGAGTTGATTTTAGATTTATTCGACAAATACATATATTAGATCCTTGGTATAACATGAGTCGTATTGAACAAGTTATTGGTCGTGGAATGAGAACTTGTTCACACGCTTTACTAGATTTTAAAGAACAAAATTGTACTGTATATCTTCATATATGTAGATACGATGACTCATCAGTTGAAACTGTAGATGAATTTATATATAGAAAATTTGTTGAAGACAAAGCAATTAAAATATCTAAAGTGAAAAAAGTTATTATGGAATCTGCTATGGATTGTGAATTACAAGAATCTGTAAATAGTCTTCCACCACAATGGCGTGGTGAAAAAAATGAAAGTGGTGAACAATTTACAATTCCACAACATAGAAATCAAGATCCTCCAAATGTTATTTTAAATCTTCCATTAATGGATATGACTGCACCAACATTTGATGATTCTGGATATTCATTAAAATGTGTTTCAAAACCACAAGAAGTTGAAGAACATTATGAAAGACCTTTATCAGCAATTTTAGATGTAAAAGATGAAATTCTTTATAAAATATCAAAATTATTTTTAAGTAAACCTATTTGGAAAAAAGATGATTTGTTTAAACATTCATCTTTAAAACAATATACTCCTAAAACTTTATCTTATATTTTACAGAATGCTATTGATTCAAGATTTCAATTAAAAGATAAATTTGGTCGTGATGGATATTTACAATCTAAAAATAAATTGTTTTCATTTGTTACGAATGATTCTGATACATTAGTTGATCGTGTAGTATCTCAAGAAAATGCTTCTGAAATTGATTTAAATGCTGAACCTGTTGTTGAAGAAGTTGTTCATGTAACTACTGAAAATAAAAAATTAGATGAATATGAATTTCCTCCATTTTTGAAAGATAAATTTGAAAAATCTGTATATGATTGGTATATTGTTGATAGTGTATTTACTGTTAAAGAAAAACTTGATCATCTTCTTGAATTAGATTGGACTTCACCACCTATATACGCTGCTCCATTAATAACAACAACATCAGAAGGTAAAAAGCTTTTTATTTTAGGTGATAAACAAATTTATAATGAAGAAAAACAAAAAATAACTCCTATAGGAATAGATTTAGATGCTTATAATGCGTGGGTAAAAACAGCAAAAGATAAATTTATTCAGAAAAAGAATGATTTTTTTGCGTGGCCAAAACCTGATACAGGTATAACATTTAGTATTGGTGATTCAACTACAATTTCAAGAGCACCAAGATCAAAAACTTTTTCAGGTAAAGCGTGTAATTCTTATAAAAAAGAAGTTACAGAAGCATTTTCTGAATGGTTAGGTGAACCATTTCCTCCTGAAGTAAAAACTAAAGTTGATAGATGTTTATATTTAGAATTACTTGTTAGAAAATCTGTCTTAATTAAAAAAGATGGTATTTTTTGGGTAACACCTGAAGAAATGTCTATATTTATGAATGATGATAATCGTCCAGATGTTCTAAAAGCGTTAAAAGATTAATCCATTTATATAGTAAAAATGTTAAAGTACTAAATGTGGTCTTCTAAAAAAGAATCTGTAGAACCTGAAATAAAATGTACTATTGAATGTCATCGAAATATACCTCAACAAAAAAACCAACAACAAACTTTAAGTCAATCTAAAATGGACGCAGTAATTCATTATATAACTACACTTCCAATTATTAAAAATCTTCTTTATATTTCAAATCATGATTTTTTACCAAATGAATTTAAATCTTTAGAACTTGAAAAAGATTTATTTTTTCAATTATTAACTTTAAAACATTTAGATGGACAATTAGATTCTATTCATTTCAAATTATTTTGTTATGAACACGATATGTCTTTTTTACAAACATTTATTGATAAATGTAATGTAGATTATGAAAGACGAATGGCTAATAAATTAGGAACTTCTTTATTCTTTTTTGATATGATGATTCCTCCTAAAAATAAAAGAAATATACAAAATCCTTTACCAACTAGTCATCTTGTATACACAAAACATAAATTCCAAACTACAAGAACATTTGATAATGTATTTTTTGAACAAAGACAAAATGTTAAGAAACATGTAGAATTCTTTTTAACAAGAAAAGATTGGTATGAAAAGAAAGGTATTCCTTATACATTAGGATTTTTATTTCATGGTAGTCCTGGAACAGGTAAAACTTCATCTATAAAAGCAATAGCAAATACATGTCGTCGTCATATTATCAATGTTCAACTTTCTGAAATTAAAACAAAAGCACAATTACGTCATCTTTTCTTTAATGAAGAAATACACGTTCATAATGGTTCTGTAGTTGAAAAGTTTGTTATTCCAGTTCATGAAAGACTTTATGTAATTGAAGATATTGATGCTATGGGAGATGCTGTTTTAAAACGTGAATGGAAAAAACCTGTTGTAAAAGTTGAAGAAAAGAAAGAAAAAGAACCTTGGGAAAAAGAAGAAGAACCTGAAATTATTGATCTTTCATTTCTTTTAAATTTGTTAGATGGAACTTTAGAAACTACTGGTCGTATAATAACAATTTCATCAAATTTTCCTGAAAGAATTGATCGTGCATTAATTAGACCAGGAAGAATTGATATGATTATTCATTTCAAAAAATGTAATAAAGAAATTCTTCTTGAAATGTTAGAAAGCTTCTATGACAAGAAATTTGAAGATCTTGGTATAGAAGATTATAAATGGAGTCCTGCAGAAGTAAATCAAATTCTATTTCGTAATTTTACAGATTCTGAAAATGCTGTTAAAGAATTAATACAATTAAATCCAAAAGATTTATATGGATTTGATGAGATTACGAACACGCCTTCGATAAACGAATAATATTTGTACAATATTTCCATACATTTTCCTTTGAAGATTCATTCATAGATTTATAATATTGTTTTAATTTTGATATTACATCCATTCCACCTGAATATTCTTCAAACTCAGAATTTAAGAAAAAGTCTTCATTATGATTTAGAACATGATCATCATACTTTGATAAAGTTTCACGAATTGTTTTTGATAATAAAACTGGGTTTGTGCTTTTTGCGAGGTTTAGAGCATTTATTAGAATAGAAAAATCTGGATCATCTGGATACAATTGAGATAATTCTCCACAAAATTCTGTAATTTGAGTGAACAAAGCATTCATCAAAGGTAACTTTGAAGCCATAATTATATTTAACTAGTCTATTCTGTTTAAAACATTATTTACGCGCAACAGTCCCAAATTCAGATTCACGCTGTTTTGTCATCATTTCCATTCTTGCCGCAACATCTGTGTTTGCACTAGTTTTATCACTTGCTATAGTATTTTGACTTTTAGGTTCAGGTGCCGAACCACCTTGTGAACTTATAGAATAATCTAAAAATGTATAACTACTTCCACCTTGTGAAGCAAATCCAGTAGGATTATCCCATAATGAAAATTTCTCTCCTATTCCATTTCCTTCAAATCCCCATGGAGAATAATCACCTGAAACAGATGCAGATGATCCACCTTTTGCAATTGCTGATTGGTCTGTTGGTATTTCTTTACGAGAAGCAGTAGGTTTAGATATATACCCAAAAATATCTTTTCCTACAATAACATCTTTTGTATCTGGAACATACAAAGTTGGAACTTTCTTTAAAAAAGCAGGAATTTGTTCTCGAGGAAGACTTTCAACTAGAATAAATTTAAATAAAGCTGATTTATTTAGAGCTTTAAGTGTCTCAATAATTTGTTTAGAATTAGGACATCTTTCACTATAAAAAAGGTATGGCTGCGACATGTTATAAAAATACAAGGAAAAAACGGAATAGTTATTAACGAAACAAATACATAATAAAATGGCACAAGTTGAAAACAAAAAAATATCAAATGATGGATTCACAATGTCTTGTGAATTTAAAGATTTTCCTGTAAGTTTTGTTAATGCTTTAAGGAGAATTGTATTAGCAAATATTCCTACAGTTGTAGTTCGTGATGTTACTATTCTAGAAAATACAACTCAATTACCACACGAAATGTTAAAACATCGTATGGAAATGTTACCTATTTATATTCAACCAAATGATTCTTCACTTGTAAAAGATACAAAAATTGAATTAAAAATTAAAGCTGATAAAGATAGAATTGTTACAACAGATGATTTTAAAGTTGAATCTCGTAAAGAAGGTATTCTTATGAAAGATAGAGATTTTGATACACCTCTATTATTTCTTCATTTGCGTCAAGGAGAATCAGTTCATGTTACTGCAGGATTATCTATTGAAAATGATAATGTTTCACAAGTATGTGTATCCACAACTAAATGGCATATAGATCCAGAACTTGTTAAAGGTGCTCGTAAAGAATTTGAAGAATCTGGTAAAGATGTTCGTATATTTGATAATACATTACAACAAAGATATTATTCTCGTGATGAACGTGGAAGACCAAATTGGTTTGATTTTCTAATTGAAAGTATTGGTGTTGTAAAATCAGAAGATATTCTTAAAATGGGTGTTAAAATTCTTCAAAAAAAGATGGATGAATATATTCGTGAAGCACTTGAAAATATTCAAAAAGAATCAGATCCTGGAACTTGTAATGTAACTTTAGAACAAGGTGGTCATACAATAGGTTATTTGATGCAAGAAGTTATATATAGTGATGCGAATGTAAAATTTGTATCTTATGATGTTCCACATCCTCTTAAGAATACTATGGTTTTAAGATGGAACTCTGAAAAATCTCCAGAGTCAATTTTGAAAAACGCACAAGAATTAATTAAGGAATATTGTAGCGTAGTAGAAAAGATACTATAATAGTAATGGAAGCAGGTTTTATAGAATTTGATCCAGCAAGTGAATTTCTTATTATGGAAACCTTAGATTATGAAGAAGAAGTATCAAGACCAGAATCTTTACGATTTTTTACTCTTGATGAACAATTAATTGATTATTTTGATAAAGTTCTTCCAAAAAAAGCAAAAATATCTAAATTCGAATATACTAAAATATCAAAAGAAGTATCTAGATTAAAAGAGTTGTATAATGACACGATTATAATGACTGATGATGATTATATAGTTGATTTTTCTCGTAAAGAAGTTAATGTTTCTTGGGTAAAACCTATTTATTCTGGTTTTACATTAACACCTTTTTTATTCAAAGAAAATTGGAATCCTTTGTATGATACTAAACTAAGATCTACTGCGAATTATTATACTCGTATGTTATCTGCTTTACCAAAACCTTATACATCAACAGGAGAAGGTGTACCATTTCATAAGAATGGTATATTAGTAAATGAAGATGGTGAAAAACCTATTCATGTTTTAGGAGAATATCAAAGAACTCGTGGAGTTATTCATGATGATGGTTCTTTTTCAGTTGTAAAAGTTCCTGTATCAAATACTTCTGATGATCTTAAAACTCGTGGATTTTTTATAGAGCAACGTAAAGAAGAAATTCCTAATCCTTTAGCAGATCATCCATTTCTTGCTTCAAATGCTCCATCAAAACTTTTAACTGATGAACCACTTGAAAAAATATTTCCTACAATTGAAGCTATTTTAAATCATGCTGTTCCTCAAACAGAATTACCTTATACAGAAGGAAACCAATATCTTAAATTATATGATGTTAAAATGTCTTCTATTCCTTGGAATTTATGGAAAGAAAGATTTCCTCCTGCACCAACTATTTCAGAAACACCAAAAATTTTATCCGTAAAATTTCCAAAAAATGATGAAGTAATTGAACCATCTAAAAAATTACAAGAAGCTTATAAAATTAAATGGACAAATGGTATTGAACCAAGACAATGGCTTAGTAAACAAGAAGATTGTGGGAATTTTGTTGTTAAAATGTTACTTTCAAATGTTAGTAAATCAGGATTATTACCACCTGCTTTAATGAATGAAAAACCACAAATTCATTTACCATCAAGTACACCTGAAGAATGTTTAAAAACAGATAGTTTTGATGAATTTTTAAATTCAGGTGTGTATCGTTCACCACCTTGGGAAGAAATTAGTAAGGCAGTTGATAAACATAAACCTTTACCTACTGGATTTTGTGTTCCAACTTCTAGAATTGTTGATGAAATATCTGAATCTATTATTGCAGGAAAAATTGCGTGGAGAGAAACAACAGATGATGAAATTTTAAAAGAACATCAAAAATTATTAAAATTACTTCAACATATTTCTACAAAACAATTACATATAAAATATGAAAAATACGCAGGTTCTCCTGTTTCAGATCTTCGTAAAATGATTATTGCAGTAATACATGATTCAGAAAGACTTGAAGAAGATAAAGCAGATGCTATTGAAAAACTTTTAAGAGGAAAAGAATTGAAAGATAGAGTTTATTTTGAGAATGAATCATTTTTGATATGTGGTCATACATTAGAAATTATGAAAGGTGAAATGGAAAAAGATAGTGAATCTTTTTTGTTAGATTGGACAACTACAGAAGAAGGATTTCGAACATGTAAGTTTTGTAGTGAAAGAATTAATAATAGTGTATTTGCAGTTCAAGATGATTTTGATGAGAATGGAAATCCTATTATTTCACATGAATCTTTACAATCAGGTTCAACATTTCATGGTGATTCACATATAGCATCTTTTACAAGTTCTCTTACACAACTTAAACAAGTATTTAATTTGAATAATGCAGGAGAATCTATTCTGTATATGCTTTTATCTTTATTTCAAATTTTACCTTCTGAAAGTCAATTAATACCTATTTTAGAACATGTAAGAGGAACAACAACAGCTCTTTCAAAAACAAAATTATCTGATGAGAAAAAACATTTAACAGAAGGTTTAATTGGATTAGGAGCAACTGTAATTTTATTACAAACACATAACCCTTTTTTAATACCTCGTAGATCATTTGGATCAAAAATAATGAAATTAACAGGATATCCAAGAGATAGTGAAGATACAAAAGATTCAACTGTTATTGATACAATTATATCTGTATTAAAAACAACATTTAGTGATATACCTGGTTCTTTTAAAGGTCCTATTTCTAAAGTTTTACGAAAAATTATTTCAAAACCAAAAGAAGTTCGTAAAGATGTTATTGATACAATTAAAAATATTTTTGTTAAAAAATTTAATGGACAATTAGTATCTTCTAAAGAAAGATATGTAAGTCCTATTGAAACAGAACAAGTTCAACAAATATCATTACCTTTAATAGAAACTACTAAACAAGATTATAAACCAAATGAAAGAGTTGGATTAGAAGAAAAAATGGGAGAATGTAATATTAATATACCTAAAGCATATCTTGTATATTCACTTCCACCAAATGTTTCACAAGAACCTGTAATTTTATCTAATACAAAACAATCTGATAATTCAATAGATATTCAAAAACCTACTATAAAAATTCCAAGTATAGAATTAGAATCATCAAAAATCACAAAATTAATTCAATTAGGTTTTCCAAAAAATTCAAAATTAGATAAAATTCAAAATTTTATTAAATCTGTAGATGATCCTGTAGCTTTATTAACTTTATTAAATCGTATTTTAGATATTCTTTCTATTCAAAAGTTTCCATTAGAAAAACTTGTAGAATATAGATATGAAGCTACATATTTAGAAGGTAAATTAATGAGAGATTCAGCTCGTGGTTTATTATATTCATTATTTCAAGATATAACAAAAGATAAAAATAATATTGCATTAATTTCTGAAATAAATGAAGCTTCAAAAAAAGATTTAACATTAAAAATGATTTTAATTACAAAAGAAGAAGCTACACAACAAGAATCAGAATTACGAACTCGTGAACGTGAAGTTTTTAAACAAAGAATGCGTCAACTTGATGATAGTCAACGTGAAGTTACAAAAATGATGTTAGATATTGGTATTGCTCCATATGTTATAACAAATGAAGATCGTGAAATATTTAAAAGAGAATATGGTATTCAAGATCCTGAAGAAGCTTATAATAACATAATGAATGAACAAGATGGAGATAGACCTGAGGAAGGATATAATGCAACTAGAGAATCTGAAGAAGGTGAACCTATATTAGTGAATGGACATGAACTTGAAACAGATAATGGTGATTATGGTGATAGAAGAGAAAGACCATATGATGGTGGAGATTATAATACTGTTGGACTTAATGATGATGAAGGTTTTGGAGTTTAAATAAAAACTGTATAGTTCAACATAAAATGTATACATTACCATCAGCACCACCTGCAAAAAATGATAGTCAATTTGTTTTTCAAGAACCTCCAAAAGATTATCAATTAACAAATGAACAATATAGAAAGATATACAAGAGAGAACCAACACCAGAAAGTTATTATAAAAAAGTGTATGGTGATTTTCTTAAACGAACAGCACAACCAGTATTTTATAGATGAGGTTACATAACTTATTCAAATTTAGTAATATTAATTTATGCGTTTATTATTAAAAATGCCTCAACCATCAGCCCCTCCACCAAAAGAACCAGACAGTCGAAAACATACTGCTCGTCCTCCTCCAAGCAAAGAGGAAGAAGAACAGTGGGAAAAAGGGGAACTTCCTCCTCCTCCTGGTTATGGTCCTTCAGGGCCTGGCCTTCTTCCGCGACTGGGTAAAGGAGGACTTAAATCTCGTAGACGTAAAACTCATAAGCGTAAAACTCATAAGCGTAAAACTCACAAGCGTAGATAAGTTTAAATAACCATTTTTTCAATTTTATAATTACGTGATTTATAAAGAGATAATCTTGATTGAAATTGTCTACGAAATGTAGGATCTACAATATCTATAATTAAAGGATCAACATTTCTTCCTTTTTTTTCAACTCTTAAAATTCTTCCAACAATTTGATCTACATCAGGTCTTGGTGTTGCAATAAGTAAAGTGTTTAATGTAGATACATCAAATCCTTCTTTACACATAGAATATGTTGCTATTAAAATTCTTTTTGTTGAACACCATTCAGTTCTTTGAGCAGATTTAATATCACGACCTAATACACATGCAGTTTCTTTAATTTCAGGAGGTAACATATCATACAGAAGTTTTGTATGCTCTACACGATCAGATAAAACAAGAATTTGTCTTTCAGATTCATTATTTAAATCAATTAATAATTCAATTAGTAATTTATTACGCGGTTGATAATCTACAACTTTATTAATCATCAGAGATGTAAACATAACTCCTGATGAATTATAAATAACATCATTATATACAGCATCTTTAGGTTCAAAATCATAAACTTCTACACGAACATTTTCATCAACTTTATCAGATGTATCTGATTTATATAAAAGAGGACCTAGAAACCAATTAATAACATGCATTAATTTATCTTTACGTTCAGGTGTAGCAGATAATCCAAGCATATGTTTACATGTTAATTTTGGTATTGCTTTTGAAAATGCTTCAGAAGCAATATGATGACATTCATCTACAATTAAAAGACCCATATTTTTAAATAAATCTGATTCATATTGTTTTAATGAAACACTTTGTAACATAGCAACAACTAAATCTTTATTTTCTATATCAATTTTATCACCTTGTACTGAACCAATTCTTGCTTTTGGAAGAAAAGCTTTTATTCTATCAATCCATTGATCTCTTAGAAATGTATTGTGTACAAGTATAATTGTCGGAAATCTAAGTCTAGATGCAATATATAATGCGCATACTGTTTTACCACCCCCAGTCTGAAGTGATAGAATTCCGTCACGTGGTTGAGGAGTTAGAAAAGAGTTCACAACCTCTTCCTGAATTGGTCTTAAAGAACCAGAAAACTCCCAGTATTTCAGATCAGTTGTTTCTACATCACGTGTGGAAGACTTATGAGGACCGTAAGTTTCAATCCCGTAGTGTTTTGGAACGTATATGTCCTGATTTGTTTCAACGTAAACAGGGTACTTTGTAACATATTGTGGTTTTACAAACACAGAAGGAATATAAGGTTTTACAGTTAATAAACCTCTTAAAGTTTGTAAATTTGGTATATCTGTTTTAGCAATTTTATATCCTTGTAAAGTTAACATTACTCTAATAAAAAATAGAATAGTTTATTCCGTTTTATATAAATGTATACACCTGCTTTTGTAGAATTTTTAGGAACGTCTCTTTTAATTGGAGCAGTTTCATTTACAGGAACACCTTTACTTATTGTATCTGCTTTTGCTATTGCTATTGCATTTGGTGGTAAAATTTCAGGAGGACATTTTAATCCTGCTATAACTTCATGGGCTTTATTAACAGGAAAAATTGGTAAATCTAAAGCTTTATCTTATATACTCGCTCAATTAAGTGCTGCTATATTTATATGGGTTATGGGATCTATGGTAAAAGTCTAAAATGGATTTATTATCATCAAAAATATAAATATCAGGCCTATCAAAATGGACGATGATATAAACCCAATTTCTGGACTTACGTCTCAACAACGTTATGAAAATTACAAGGTTATTTTAGATACTGATTTATTCTTTCGTTCAAATGGAGAAATAACACCTGAATGGATGGAAACACATAAAAATTATATTTGTAAATATCGTACATGGTGTATTGATTTCCGAACAACAGATTCTGATATTGAAGATACAGAATTCAGAAAAAAATGTAATGAAGTTGAAAATTTAATTTCATATTTATTTCATCAAATAAAAACTACAAATACATTTGAAGTCGCATGGTATAAACTTCTAAATACTTATTTTAAAGATATGTGTCGTTCTCAATTTGGAGATGATGAATTAGAAGATCTTATTGCTGGAATGAGTATTAGTTAAACTTTTACACATTAAAAAAATAAACTAAATAATAAAGATGAATAAGGTTTTTGATTATAATGGAACATATGTTTCACCTTCAAAACCTGTAAAACAGTTAAAGACTGTGAAAAAGACACTCGTAGTTGATTCTAGTGATCGTGATACTACAAAATTTTATACAAATGGTGATTTTGTAGTTTATTTACCTCGCACATACGAAAATGTATTGTCTTTACGATTAGTCGCAGGAGAGTTTCCTCCTTTAATTAGTGTTAGTAGTGGAGCTGGTGCTTTAAAACATAGTTATACAACAGGACAAAATATTCCTTCTGCTACTTGGTCAGGAGATACTGCAATTGCAGCGACAGATAATTCTTACTATTTTTTAATTGATTTAGAAGGTCTAAATAAAACAGATGAATGTACTGTAGATGCAAATAGATCTACATATCCAGATGGATTTTTTGCAAAAATTCCTGCTTTATCAAATGGGACTTTTATTGAATATAATGATAGTTCAGCCCAAGAAAATATAGCAACATATAAACCTTCTATTGGAAAACTAGATAGATTACATATTCGAACTCGTCTACATAATCAACAAGGAAATAAAGGATTTATTTATTGGACAACTGATGGTGCTATACCTAATGGAACAAATCAAAAAGGCGCAGAGTTTTCTTTAACTTTTGAAATTGAAACGCTAGATAATTCTTTTGATGAATTTTCGTCTTTTGAGACTTTTATAAGTGATCGTAAATAAAAATGGCCTTCCGGCACTTTTATTTTTTTTTACTCATCGTATAGTAGATTTTCCAATACATCAAAATGTCCTAAATTACTTTTCACATATACCTTCCAACCAACAGGAAGTTGAGAAAGTTTAAAGTACATTCCATACATGAACTTTTCAGGTTCAGGAATATTCAGAAATACTTGTGATGTATCATCATCTTCATTAACAGACATATCAAAGTATTTATAATCCATAAATCGTCCTATAACAATAGTTTGGTCATTTCTCTGAACAAGACACTTCCTTCCATTAACAGGTAGTGGTACGAAAGTTCCAGGAAGATTGAGTTGTTTAAGAAGATCGCCAAAATTATCTTCACTTGGAAGTTTGGGAATGGTTATGTTTGGAAGTTCAGGAATATGAACGGATTCTGAATTATCAGGAACATCCACATTATCACTTACAGGAATTAGAGATGGCATATCATAGTCCTCCTCCTCAGTATACTCCTCCTCAGTATACTCCTCCTCAGAATCCTCCTCTGGATTCATAGTCTCGTATCTATATGTACGTGCAGGTGGGATAACATACTTATAACCAAGTCCTTGTAGAAGTCTATCTAAAGTTACATAGTTGGGCTTTATACCCTTATGAACCCTGTTTGAACCGTAAAGCACATCATGGTAAAGTGATGCGTCTACTGAATACAACCAATCCTCTAAACTGTCATAGTGCTTGTTGACGATGTAATCATAAAACTTACCATCGTGAATAATACAATGTCTAATCATACCATCTCTCTTTGCTTGTCTCCATTTCTCGTAAGTATCGTATTCCAACTCTCTTTTCAGAAAGAAGTAAGAATCGAATGACCCAACATTGTTGTTACGACCTAGATCTGTCATTGATAATCCAAAGTCGCGAAATTTATTGTTCCACTTGCTTAATAATAATTGATTGATTGATGACATTTTTGATTGCGGTTAGGGTAGGTCTCATTTGAGATCTAACAATCCGTTTTTAATGAAGAGATTTACCTAGAGAAACAAATGAATCTAATGTAAATAAGAATACAACACCTGTAAAGATATATAACATCATATCTTGTGAAGAAGGTTGTTCATATCCAACTTTATTTTGTTGAATCATATGAAGAATTTGATTTAATTTAATTTCATATGCAGATTCTTGAAAAGATGGAGGTGCGTAAGGAAAATCAGTTCCACCATTTGAAGGAATTAATGGAGTTTTATAAGAAGAAAAATTAGTCATTTTTTCAATTCTTTCAATTTTTGATGGAGCATAATTTGATTCAGCTTGTTCATCGTCTTCAACAATAGGTAATGAATTTGATAAATCATCTATTGTTTTTCTATGTTTGTGTAAAGCTGCATTAGTTCGATGTTGTGGTGTAGGATATACACGTCCTTCTCTTTCAGCATCACGAGGTTCTTCTTTTTTACCATATTTTGAAGCCATAGTTAAAGCTTTTGTTGGAAAGGATGAACCCCATACTTCTTCAATACTAGCCATTCCCACTTGTTGAAAAGCATATACAAAAATATTAACATTCGTTTCAAATAAATGAGACTTCAACCTTTTGAACTTGGACTCGTAGTTTTAGTTATTGGATATATTGCTTTCTATACAAACCCTCCTCCTCGACACATATCTGATTTTGTGTCTTCTCCTGTTGGATCTGTTGTTTCTCTTCTTGGTGTTCTATATGTTGCTACGTATCAAAGTCTTGTAGTTGGAGTATTTCTTGCTCTTGCTTATATCATGACTGTTAAACGATTAACTGAATATCTAGAAAATCCCAGCACTGCTGATATTACAAAATTAGCTGAAATGGTTAAAAATGCTGAAAATCTTTCAAAAGCAACTGAACCTGATAAGGGTGGTAGACTTGAATCTGTTTCACAAAAGAAAGGTACGCCACCACCAGTTTTACCTACACCTGCCATACCATCTGTTCCTAAACCAGATTCTGGAAAAGTAGAAGAACATTTTGCTTCATTCTAAATAAGGATGTTAGAGCATGTTAATTTTATAGGAACGTCTCCTTTTTTTATTGGGATTATGATGTTATTATTAAATATTGGTAGTCGATTTATTACACATGAATTAAGTTCAGATGATAAAGAATACAGTGAAAATATTGTTTTAAGAAGATTAGCTGTTTTTGCAGCATGTTTTGTAGGTACTCGTGATATAGTTGTTTCTATTATTTTAACTGCAGCTTTTGTAGTTTTGGCAGGTGGTATTTTTCGTGGAAAGGGTCCTTTTTCAAAAGAAGGTATGACAAATCCTGATTTAGCTATGCGTGCTGCAGCAGGATTATCAGGAAATATTGATTCGCCTGGATATGATAAAGAACAAAAACCTTTATCTAAATAATGAAGTGTCCTTATAAATTTATATTTGGTAAACCAAAAACAGGATTTCATTCAACTCGTGTTTTTGGATTAGCGTTAGGTGATACAGTTGGAACTATTTTGTTAGGTATTCTTTTTTCTTATTTATTTCATGTTTCTTTATTTTATTCTATTGTTGGAATGTTTATAGTAGGAGAAATATTACATTATTTATTTGGAGTCCAGTCTGCGTTTTTAGATATGATTGGAATTAAAGCGTGCGAATAAATATAATGGGGGCATGTTCTTCTAAAGATATGGCTATTTGTTTAGTTATTTTTAATCCTGCTAAAACAAAAAAAATTATTGCGAATTATTTTGCGATGATAAAAGAATTAAAAGATTATCCTGTATTTACTTTAGAATTAGTATATGAAGGAAGAAACCCTGAAATTCCAGGAGCATTTCATATTATTGGAAATTCGGTAATGTTTAGTAAAGAAAATTTATATAGAATACTTGAAACAAAAATTCCTTATAAATATAAAAAATTAGCGTTTTTAGATACTGATATTTTATTTTCAGATTCATCTTGGTATTCTAAAGCATCAAAACTTTTAGATACACATGATGTATTACAACTTTTTGATGAATGTAATTGGTTAGGTCCTGAAAATAAAGAAACAACTCTTATTCGTAAAAGTGTTTTACATATGAAAGAAATAGAATATATGTGGACATATCATCCAGGATTTGCATGGGCTATGAGAAGAGATTGGTATAATAAAATTGGATTTTTTGATTGGGCTGTTTCAGGAAGTGGTGATACTTTATCTGTAATTGGTTGGTTAAAAAAGGGATTTCCTAAAAATTTCAAATCTTGTCCTAAAAGTATTCAAAATGAATTTTCTAAATTTTATTCTAAACCTTCTCCTCGTATAACATACTTAAAAGATGTGTGCGTAACTCATTTATATCATGGTTCACGTATAAATAGACAATATGTATCTAGACATGAAATGATAAATATTCCTGAAGATATTACTAAATTAATAAAAGTCAACTCAGACGGTCTTTATGAATGGGTTGAAATTTTTAAATGGAATCATTTATTTTTAAATTATTTTAAAAGTCGTAATGATGATGATGATGTTTTAGAGCTTGATACTGACACTGTTCTTACCAGTTGATCCACCTTTCTTTGAAGGAGTTAAAGATGGTGGTGTCATTTTAACACTTTTTGTTTCAATTCCAGAATTGACTGATTTCAATAAATCATCAATATTGGGAGGAGGTTTTAGATCACGTGATGGTTGAACTGCTGCAAAACTAGGTTGAGGATTTGGTTTTTTCATCATTTTATTTAATACATTTGTCATGGGTTTTTGTGTTTGTTGAGGTGGTGGAGGAACCATTCCACTCATAAAATTAGAAAGACCAGCTAAAGGATTAGATGGTGGTGGAGGAGGAGCTTGTTGTCTTACATTACTTTGTGCTTGTTGTTGCATAGCTGCAGTAGCTAATTGACGAGCAATATCAGGATTTGTCTTTAAAATTTGATCCATGTTTGGAATAGGTGATTTCATAGCCATTTGATTTGTTAAATGAACCATATACACCATCATACATGTACGAATAGGAATACGAACTAATGGATGCATTTTCAATTTATCACCATATAAATCATAAAGTTCTTCAAAATCTTCTTCCATATCTGCTACATTCATTTGTGCTGATTCTGAAAGTCCATCTAATTTTAATCCAAATGCTTGAACTAATGGAACATTTTTAGAACTCCATTCCATAGCAGACATACCTGTAATATACCAATCACAAAACTGTTTTATTGTTTGGTCCATATCCTTTTCACGACGAATGAATTCAAGTTCCATCTTCATTTCCTCCAAAGGTGATTCTAAAGTGAAACGTTTACGCATAGGAACACCAAGTTTATTCAAACGCTCAAATTTCCTTAAAATTTCATATTTTTCACGCATCGTATGTTCTTCAGACATTCTACGAGGTGGAGGCATAAATGTCTCAGCATTCATATTTTTGAAACCATCATTTGTTTCTAAAACACCTACTTCTGAAAAAGAAGGAACTAGTTTAGGAGCTTCAGATGGTAATTCATTAAAATCAAAAGATGGAAGGTCTACTGTTTCAAGAGTAGGCAAATCAATATTTGTAATCTTTGGATTTGTTAAAAAATCTACACCGAGTATATCACTCATTTGTTTGAATGGACGATAGCATTATGAAAACTTAAACGCAAAACGAATTAATACAATATTTAAATAGTATAGATTAACAATGTTAAGAATACCAAATCTTTCAAAAGATATTCAAGTTGAATCACCATTTCAATTTCCTCTTGATCCATTTCAAAAATATGCTATTCAAGCAATCACAAATGACGAAAACGTTCTTGTGACTGCTAAAACTGGTTCAGGAAAAACTTTAGTTGGTGAATTTCAAATTCATCATTCTCTTAAAAAAGGTAAAAGAGTATTTTATACAACACCAATTAAATCTTTATCAAATCAAAAATTTCAAGATCTAAAAAAGTTATTTCCAAGTGTTGGAATTATGACAGGTGATATTAAATTTATGCCTCAAGCTGATATTGTTATTATGACTACTGAAATTTTAAGAAACCTTTTATTTAAACAAGGAACTTCTACTGAACATATAGGTATTACTGCGAATCTTTCTTTAGATAATTTAGATGCTGTTATATTTGATGAAGTTCATTATATTAATGATCAAGATCGTGGAAAAGTATGGGAAGAATGTTTGACTTTACTTTCACCAACTATAAATCTTGTTTTATTATCAGCAACAATTTCAAATCCTGAAAAGTTTGCTGGATGGTTAGGTAATCTAAAACAAAAACCTATTCATCTTATTTCTACTGAATATCGTATTGTTCCTTTAAGTCATCAACTTCCTGATAAAACTATTATAATGGATTCTAAAGATATATTTAATCAACAAAATTATATAAGTTGGTATAATAAATTCTTTGAATTACAAAATGAAGAAAGAAAACATAAAGAACGTGTACAAGCTCGTGAAGAAGGACAAGTTATAGAAAAAGGAGAAAGAACAATGAGTTTTGTTCATCGTATGAATACATTAATTTCTGAAATAGAACAACCTGCTTTATTCTTTGTATTTTCAAGAAAATTATGTGTTGATTTAGCCAAAAAAGTTACACATACTTTAATAGATTCTTCTGATACTGCTTCAGTTCGCCATATTGTAAAATTTCATCTTCATAGATATCCTGAACTTGAAAAAATGGCTCAATATCATGAATTATTTGAACTTTTACAAAAAGGTATTGCATATCATCATAGTGGTGTTCTTCCTATTTTAAAAGAAATTGTTGAAATTCTATTTTCTCGTGGATTTGTTAAAGTTTTATTTGCTACTGAAACATTTGCAGTTGGAATTAATATGCCTACAAAAACTGTTGTTTTCACATCTTATAGAAAATATGATAGTTCCACAGATACACATCGTATTTTAACTAGTTCTGAATATATTCAAATGGCTGGAAGAGCAGGTCGTAGAGGAAAAGATGATAAAGGTATTGTTATTTATTTACCTATGAGTTATCCTGAAAATCCTATAGAAATTAAAAATATGATGATGGGTAAAAAAGCAGAACTAAATTCAAGAATGAAATTTGATTATTCTTATATTTTATCTTGTTTTCAATCTGGAAAAGATATTCAAAGAAATACATATTGGGCTTCTGAAAAAAATGAACAAATTCAAGAATTAGAAAATGAAGTTTCTGAAAAACTAAAAAATGTTATGGATATTTCTTGTCTTGAAGATTGTAAAAAGCGTGAAGAATTAGAATTAAAAATAAAACAAACTGTAAATGCTGAAAGACGAGCCGTTCAATCTGAATTAGGAAAATGGCAAAATACTCATATGGGACCTAAATGGGAATTAGCTTGGAAATCTTATAAATCTCAAAAATCATTATTACAAGAAATAGAATATCTAAAAAACTTAATAGAAAAACTAAAAGATTTTAACTTTACAATTGATAATAATAAATATGTTCTACAACAATTTGGTTATATAAATGGTGAACTTACTTTAAAAGGTGTTCTTGCTTCTGAAATTCATGAAGGAAATCCATTATTAATGTCTTATGCTTATGATGAAAAACTTTTACATGATAAAAGTGCTATTGAAACTGTTTTATGTTTATCAACATTCTTAGAAGATGTTAAAACAGAAGAAACATGTAATAAAACACAATTTCATATTCAAATGTTAGAAGAATCTGAACGTATTCGAAAAATTGAAATTATACCTTCTCAATCAACATTTTGGAATCTTACTTCTTATTGGTATGAAATTGTAGAGCAGTGGATAAATGGAAATGATTATGTTTGTGAACTATTTGGAGTTGAACATGGTAATTTTGTTAAAGCTATTTTAAAACTTTCAAATATAGTTGATGAATGGATAAATTTAGCTACAATTTCTAAAGATGTTGAAATTATTGAAAAAATGAAAGATGTTCGAAATTTATTAGTTAGATCGTTTGTTGTTCCTAATAGTTTATATCTTCAAATCTAAATACTAATCTACGTTTCCATGTTGTATTATTCATATTTACAGAATATACTATTTTACATTTTTTTCCAGGTATTGAATCATTTTCACATGTAATAATTCTTTTCCATTCAGGTATCCATATACGATGATCATTTAAAACAATTCCTTGTATATTTCTTGAAGGTTCTAAAACTTTACGAAGAAAGAATAAATCTCTTTCATATCTTTTTGAACATTTTTCTCTTTTATTTATTTCATCAATTGAACATTCAAATGGAATTTCATTACATAAAACCATTTGATTTATAATATCAACAAATCTACGAATAGGTGATGTAGCATGACAATATTTTTGTTTCATTCCATAATGATTTGCATCTTCTGATGGAAGAACATATATAGCTGATTTATTTGCTAATTCAACTCCAAAAGATTTATAAAGTTCAAGTTTTTCAATATCTGGTGGTGATTGAGATCTTAGAAATCCTTGATTTTTTTTCATTAATATTTTTGCAGTTTCTGTATTATAGAAAATCATTAATTGTTCAATCCATTCATGTGAATCATTTAATGTTTTCTTTGCAAGATATGATGATATATTCATTAAAAGATTCGCATATTTTGATGTATAAAATGTTTCATATGAGAAAGATTCTGTATTTATAAATGATATTTTTTCAAATGATATTTCTGTTATTTCTGTATTCCATTTAAATTTTAAAGCTATACCTTTTCGTAATTTTCCTGGTAATAAAGATATTTCTTCTTGAAATGGTAAAAGAGGAGCAATAACTTGTCCGTCTTTATATAATGTTTGACCTATTTTAGATGCTATTTCAAAATGTTTTTTATTTTCTGAAACCCATGAACATACATCAGCAATAACTATGTATATGTATCCATTGTCATCGATAAGTATAACATCATCTATATCTTGACAACCTACAGGATCTACATTAAATGAATATCCTGAAACAAAAGGATATTCATTTGTAGGTATTTTAAATGGTTCTTTAAATTTCTTCCATGGTCGTATTGAATATTGAAATAATAAAGCAGTTTCTTCAGCATTTTGATCACCACAATTTCCAATAATTTCTGTTAAGTTTCCTTTTGTTAATTTTTCCGTCCAATGTTCTACTGTAATTAAAGCAAGAACATTAGACGTTGTATCTTTTCTTGAACATCCTACAATACATAACCCTAATGATATATCTAAAGGTCTAAACAAATAACTTGGAACATTTCTTGAACTCATACCATACTTTGTTTTTGAATTTAATTCTAATATACCTGGAATCATTCTTTAAGAATTATAAAAATATTTTAATGTTTTCCATTTTCTATAAACCATAATCCTTGTAAAAAACAATCAGCTAAATCATCTTTTTTAGGATGTTTTAACATATAATCTTTCCATTTCAAAGGAACTAATGTTGAAGCATGTATAATTCCTGTTTTTTTACGACCTTTATATGTTTTTGTAGAATCTTCTAATGTTACAATATTTGTTAATTTATGAATTGCAGAAACAGCTTTGACTTTATATCCTTGACATATAAACCACATATGCATCATTGATTGAACTGCCATCATTCTTTTATCAGGTTGTTGTTCAAATATTATCATATTCGAGTTCTTCCAAAGAGTTTCTCGGGATTTTAATGACGAGGCGATCAGGGGTGCTAGATCCACTACTGAACCAGCTTTGCACGATTTTACACATCTCTTCCATGCATTCTCTGAGAAATGTGCATAAAGAGCGTCTACGTATTCTTTCTTGGTTTTTCTTTCTATATCTGGCAAGAGACCCTGTAATTCTTGGAGACTCATTTTGTTGAGGATTGTTTTCGTGTAAGTCTTCTCCTTCGTCTTGTGTTTCGTACAAGAATAAACTTCCTTTTTCTTCCATGTTGAAATAGATTTACATTTGTAACAGGGAACAATTCCGGACTCTTCTGCCATAACATCAATTAAATTCCATTCTTTTATTTTTATATTTGTTCTTGAAGTTCCTTCTAGAATACAATATGCAAGATTTCTTAAACCTACATCAAAAGAAACAAGCTTCATTTATATTATTAATGAACGTAATGTGAAAAATGTATGAAGGATTAAATAATGGAAGAGGTTCTTAGAGAATTACATTATGAAAAACCAAATATTGAAAAGCTTAAACAATTATTTCAACAAGACCCTTCACTTGTTAATACAAGTAAAAATGGTAGAACTCTCTTGATGTTTGCGAGTGAGAATGGTCAAGCGGAGGTCGTCCATCTACTTCTAGAGAATGGAGCAGATGTGAATGCTGTGAGAGCTCAAAATGGTTCTACCGCTTTGATGAAGGCGAGTGGGAATGGTCACCTGGAGATAGTCCGTATACTTCTTGATAAAGGGGCAGATGTGAATGTTGCGGATAGTGGTGGCATTACTCCTCTGATGTTTGCGAGTGGGAATGGTCACCTGGAGATAGTCCGTATACTTCTTGATAAAGGGGCAATTGTGGATGCTGTGGATGGAGATGGCATCACTGCTCTGATGTTAGCGAGTATTGATGGTAAACTGGAGATAGTTCGTGAGCTTCTTAAACGTCAAGCAGATGTGGATGCTGTGAGTACTGATGGCTACACTTCACTGTTTTTTGCGAGTCGAGATAACCGTGTAGACATAGTCCGTGAATTGTGTAACAGTAGGGCCAATTTGAATGCAACAACTCATACTGGCTCTACTTCCCTTATGATTGCTAGTGAGAAAGGTTTCATAGACGTAGTCGATGAGCTGTGTAAACGTGGGGCTAATATGAATGCTGTGAATAGAGATGGCCTCACTGCTCTGATGTTAGCTGCTAATGTTGGTAAACTGGGGATAGTCATTGCGCTATGTCGTCATGGGGCAAATGTGAATGCTACAACCCCTGAAAATGGCACTACAGCTCTGATGATAGCGAGTCAAAAGGGCCACCTGAGAATAGTATATAATCTGTGTGAAAGTGGTGCCAACGTGAATGCTGCAAGTACTGATATTGGCTACACTTCCCTGATATGGGCGAGTGAGAATGGTCACGCGGAGGTCGTCCGTGAGCTGTGTGCACGTGGGGCCAACGTGAATGCTGCATGTACTGATAATGGCTCAACCTCCCTAATGTACGCAAGTTGGAATGGCCACCTGGAAGTAGTCCGTGAGCTGTGTGTACGTGGGGTCAACGTGAATGCTGCGAGGACAACTGATGGCTATACTTCCCTGATGTTGGCGAGTAATAATGGTAAACTGGATGTAGTCCGTGAGCTGTGTGCACGTGGGGCCAACGTGAATGCTAAGAGTAAATATGGTTATACAGCTCTGTCGCTTGCGAGTGATGCGGGTGCTAGTGTTGGACATGGCGACTTAAAAATAGTGTCTTTACTTTTAACTAACTTAGTAATTACAAAAGAGTTACAAGCAGATATTACAGAAACAGAAGATAGAGTTGCACTAACTAAAAAAATAAATGATTCGTTTAAAAAAGCAATAAGTCCAGATAATCCTGAAAATGCTGGAAATGTGCTAAAAAATTATTCACCACAAGTTCAAAAGGTTTATAAAGATAAACTTAAAGATTGGATTAATGTTATTTCTGTAATGAATTCACCATCTTCACCCCTTCCCATTCAAGAACTCATTGCAGAGCTCGCAAAATATGGTGGAAGAAAACGTAAAACATTTCGTAAATCTAAAAAATCTAAGAAGAAGCTTTCAAAAGCTGTAACAAGACGCTCTTAGAATCTCTTTTTCCATAAGGAATACCTTTCTTTGAAAGAAGTTCACGAAGTTGAGGAGCAGTTTTTCCATCAAGATCATCTATATCATCATTATCAGTAGTAGCCGTAGGTGCTTTACTTGGTGGACCTTCAACAATTTCAACTTTTTCTTCAACTTCAACAGAAAGACGATCATCTTCTTCAGCTTCAGGTTCAGCTTCAGGTTCAGGTTCAGGTCTTTGACTTTCAACAAAAGAAGCAAGAGCCATAGCTAAAGATTGAAGATGTTGAAGCATACGAGTTTGTTGCCAATATAAATATCCTACCATTCCTGATAATACAAAAATCATCGAGGCCAACACAACAATAGTTACATATGTAAGTTCCATTTTAGTATTTTATACGGAAGAAACCTTCTTTCTTTAAACGTAAAGATGCCTGGCTCCGATTCTTCTCAATATACCGCGTTTAAAAGATATTCATCTGCTTTAGTAGATCCTAGAACAGATAATAAAACAATAACTCATTTATATACATTTAATCCAAGTGTTCCTGCTAGTTTAGGAGCATCTAAATTTTTACCATCATTGACACTTAAAAATATAAGTGTATTACCATATGTCCGTGTTTTAAGGCCTTCAAGTAAACCAAGCGGTCTAACATGTAGTTAAAACTCTTCAGTAAACTTTATAGTCATTTCTTCTTCTGAAAATCCAACACCAGGTTTAGAATATTCAGAAACTTTCTTTTCAAAGAAATTAGTTTTACCTTCTAAAGAAATCAATTCCATGAAATCAAATGGGTTTATAGAATTGTATATCTTTGTTTGCACTAATTGAACAGATAAACGATCTGCTACAAATTTTATATATGATGTCATATCTCTCGCATTCATTCCAATTAAAGAACAAGGTAAAGATTCATTTATAAATTCAGTTTCAATATTTACTGCATCCATGATAATATTTTGAAGTTTATCTTTATCAAGTTTATTTTCCATTTTATGATACATTGCTACAGCAAATTCTGTATGAAGACCTTCATCTCTTGAAATTAATTCATTTGAAAATGTAAGACCAGGTAAAAGACCACGCTTTTTTAACCAATAAATTGCACAAAATGATCCACTAAAGAATATACCTTCTACACATGCAAATGCTACAAGACGAGTAGCATATGATTCTTTATCATTCATCCATACTAAAGCCCATTCTGCTTTTTTCCGAATACAAGGAATTGTATCAATTGCTCTAAATAATTTATGTTGTTCATCTTTATCTTTTACATATTGATCAATAAGTAACGAATATGTTTCAGAATGAATACCTTCCATAGCATTTTGAATTCCGTAAAATAATCTAGCAATAGGTGATTGAACTTCTACTTGAAATCTTGAAGCAAGATTTTCTTGAACAATTCCATCTGAACCTGCAAAGAATGCTAGAACATTCTTGATAAAGAATTGTTCAGATTCATTTAATTTATTCCAATCATCACGGTCTTTTGAGAAATCTATTTCTTCAACAGTCCAGAAAGATGCAACTGCTTTTTTGTAAAGTTTATATAAATCTTGCTCTGTTTCCTTAATAGGGAACAAAGTATATCTTTCACCTAAAGTTGTAGTAGATGTATTGAATAACGGTTCCATATGTATTGACGGCGAAAAGGAATTAAACATTCTATACTGGCAATATATAAATGGCTGGAACTGGTCCGTTTTCCGGCACAAATACACGTAACTTATTAGATAATGTATTTGTTTCGAATATAGTTGGTGGACCTTATAAAACAACTATAACTGCAATTCTTAGACCAACTTTTTTTAATCCAACTACATTTGCTTCTGTAACTTCAACTACAGGATTTTTAATTGGTAATACTATTACTATAACTGGAGCTGCTGTTGTTGGAAATAATGGAACATTTCCAATAACAAATATTGGTACAAATTTAATAACTTATAATAATTCTCAAGCTGTTACTTCAGTTGGTTTAAATCTTACTGCGACATCAAATGGTCCGCCAGCACCATATACGACAAATGTAGATATGATTAATGTGAATAATGTTTATGTAAGTGGAGATATTATTGGACCATCAGGAAGTTTTTGGAATAATGGTGGTGGAGGTGGTCCTACAGGACCTACAGGAGCAGGACCTACAGGACCTACAGGACCTACAGGACCTACAGGAGCAGGAGCAACAGGACCTACAGGAGCAGGAGGATTTAATCCGAATGTAACATTGATAAAAATTGGTACAAATGCTGGAGCTTCACAAACTGGAGCTAGTGGTATGATAGCTATTGGTTCAAATGCTGCACAATTGAATACATCTGCTAGTTCTATAGCTATTGGAATTGACGCAGCTAAAGGATCTTCAACTGGTTTAGTTAACGGAACAATCGCAATTGGATATAGTGCTGCAATATCTGGCAATCAAGCAGATAATGCAATAGCAATTGGAACTTTAGCTGGAAGAGATCATCAAGGAATAAATTCAATAGCAATTGGATATACTGCCGGTGGGGGTTCACAAGGATTCAATTCAATAGCAATTGGAAATGGTGCTGGTGGGAGTGCACAAGGAAACAATTCAATAGCAATTGGAGCTAGTAGCGAAAATACTACAGGTAATAATAATGTTATTGTATTAAACGCATCAGGATCTGCTTTAAATTCTAATGCACCTAGTGCATTTTATGTAAGTCCTGTCCGCGATAGAGGACCTGGGTTGCCTTTTGGATGTAAAAATCTAGGATATGATACTGCGACTGGTGAAATTTTTTATTATTAAATCTTTCCTACAATTTTATGTATACTTAATGCTGATACACCTGAAGCTTCAGAAACAGGTTTCATTGATGCTTTTGTTTTAAATCCCATTATATATGCTACAACTCCTGCTACAATTGTTTTAGGTGTATGTTCAAAATCATCTTCTGATTTTTGTGAAATTTCATATAATAAATCTATAATTTTTTGCCTTTGTTCATCATTTAAATTTAATGTAGCACATAATCTTTCAGCTATACCAATTTGTGTTTGTAAAACTGTATTATCTGTTGAAGAGAAATATGTTATAGCTTTACAAAGTGAACGAATATTAATTAACATTATTTTTGCTATTTCTTCATGACTTCTTGGTGCTCCATTATTTCGACACGCAACAAATATTGCAGCACCTATCATTGCTCTTCTTGTTTCTCCTCTTACTTTTTGAGCATCTTCTAATTGTTTATATAATCCACACGCATCCATAATTATTGCTTTTGGAAGACCTGCGTGTGAACATGATAATTGTATTGTATCAAATATACCCATCCATGATCTTTGAGAATTAGATGATAAAGACCATGAAGATAATTTTTGTAAACTTTTTACTTTATCAGATTGATTATGTTTATGTAAAATTATTGAACCATATGAAGAATCTGGTAATAATTCAGATGTTATAAAACCAGTTCTACATTTATCATCACCCTTTGAATCTTCATAATTACGCCATTCTGCAGTTTCATCAATAACCTTTTCAATAATTGTTCCACATGTTGTACATACTTTCTCACCTTCATCAATTATTAGAGTATGTTGACACTCCATTTTGATGTTCTTCTTAGTTGAATTTAGATTTGTCCGTTTTACGCGGTGTATATGATAAAGTTAAATCTACAATAGATCCATATTGTGGAAAAATAGTATTAAAATGAGGTCCAAGTATTTTATGAAATAAAAATTTAAGTTTTTCAGTTAAATCATCCATAAATACAAAAATAGCAAATAAGAAAAACATACCTGAAATATAATTATCAACTAAAGAATCTAATTCTTTTCGAACAGGTAACATTGGAGGAGCATAATTTATAATTTGTGAACTCCAAAACGCTATTGTTGCTAAAATAGAAATTTCAAGTGTTACATCTGTTAATTGAAATACTGTAGTTCTTTCTTTCCAATGTTCATCAAATTCATCAAAAATATGATACATTACATAAGAAAGACAAGCACCAAATACTGTATAAAATAATGCAAGAAGAATAACATTTGAACTCATAAAACTTTTTTCAATAACATTTGTTGTGCGTACCATTATTTAATATCTAGTTTTCATTTGGATCTCTTGCCATAAATGCAATAGTTGAAGGATCATATACTTGAGGACGATAATTTGTAGCAAGAATAGGTTTCCCTAAATCACGAGTTTTAACTGCTTTTATCCATGAAATCATTAAATATTTTGTTTCAACAACCCATACCCAATATCCTGCTGCTGAATATTCTTTCACTAAAAATTCTAATGCTTCACTTAACTTAAAAAGTGGATATCCAAATACATATGTTGGAACTTCATAAATTATATAAGGAGCACCAGGATTATGAGCCGATTGTTGACGTATTTTAGATTGTATCTGTGTCATAACAGGAACCATTGCTGCCATTCTATTTAAACGGCGTTGTTCTTGTTCGTTCCATATTTCTTTTGCTTTCAGCATGCTTACTTATAAGTATAATAATGTTTCCATTTAAAAAAATTATTTTAGGTGGTGGAGCAGCAAAAGGTGTTTTACATTTTGGTGCTTTACAAGAACTTTCTAAACATCAAGAGTTATATTTTCCTGATGGTGTTTATGGAACTTCTGTTGGATCTATCATGGCAACTCTAATAGCTTTTCAGCTTCCTTTAAATGATAATGTTACGAATACTTTTAAAAAACATCTTTCTTCTATTGATACATTTTGTCCACCTTTAACATTTAAAGATGTTATGAATATTATACCTGAAAAAGGTATTTATAATATGGATTTATATGAAAAACAAATTTGTATTACATTTGATGAACTTGGATTTGATATTCGTAATAAAAAAATAAGTGATGCAAAAATGCCATTGTATATTGTAGCTTCAAATATATCAAAAGGTATACCTACATTTTTTACAGGAGATGTTCTTATTTTAGAAGCTATTAAATGTTCATCTTGTATTTTGGGTGTATTTAAACCACAAGAACTTTATGGACAACTTTATGTAGATGGAGATATTTTTACACCTTGTTTTGGAAAAGGATATGAAGATGCTCTTCAAATTTCTTTAAAAGTAAATAGAATTGAAAAAATAACACCTGAAACAATTGAATCTATATCTCCTTTAATATTTTTTCGTCAAATATTTAATAATTCTGTTACGAATTTTGTTGAAAATCAAAAAACTGATAATACTTTACAACTTGTATATCCTGGATTATTTGCTGAAACAAATTTGAATGATCTAGATATTCAAGATATTAATAAATTTTCATCTGAATCAATGAGAAGCTTTCTCATCACCAAGGGCTTTCTTAAGGAATTCTCGTAAATTTGGAACAGTTGGTTTTCCTAACATTTCATATACTTTTTTATCTGTTACAACTTTAAATGTTGGATAAGCATTAATTTTATATAAAGCTGCTTTTCCTTTATTTGTTTCAGCATTAATATATTCAAAAGATACTGATTTTCCTCCATATGTAAGATTATCATTTTTAATAACTTGTTGTAAAGATTTCCATGGTTCTTGTGCTGTTTTACAATGAGGACACCATGATGTATAAAAAAACATTAAAGTTGCTTGTGTTTCATCTAATCTTGAATCAATAGGTGGATCTTGTTCTATTATTCTTGCTCCAGGAGGGTTTCCTGTAATAGCATAATAAATTCCAATACAACTCACAACAACAATAAGTGAAATAATTAATTCAGTTATCATCTTTACGAAACGAAGGATATAAAATCTTGGCGTCTTTTCTTTGTTTTTCAAAAAAAGTTCGATATGCCTTGTCTGGAGGTATTCCTTCACGTATTTGTAACCATGATACTTCAATTGTTTGTCGTTCAGGTTCATAAGGTTTTGGATTGATAGTAAACCATTTTCCTTTATGTCTTAACATATTAATAATAATAAACAGGTAATAACTAAATCATTTAAAACGGAAATGGTCATGTTCAAAGAACTAAATATAAAATGAAACAACCATTTCTTCAAATAGCCAAAGATGTTATAATAAGTGAGAATCTAAAATGTAAATTCAAATCAATTGGTGATAATATGTGGAGATTAAAGATTTATACTCCATATGGAAATATACCAGCAAAAATTGAAATAACGATTGATACTTTTGATAACGCAGACGATAGAGGAGCACGCGGTTGTGTATTCCACTATGGTGATGTTTCTAGAAATCAAATTGGAAATGTAATGAATTCAATTATGGAGAGGATTTGACGTGGTCAAGAAGATTTGACGTAGTCAAGAGGGTTTAAGGAAATCCTACAAGGTGAGCACCAATACCGAACCCAGCACCTTGTCTTGCAGATGAACCAACAGAAGGAGCATATACATCAAGAATAGCAAATGTAGCGAGTGCGACCATGGCAATCATTCCAACTTGAGATAAAGGTAAAGATTTACCACCCATAAATTTAGGAAGCCAGAATGCCGCAATTGCTACTACAAGACCTTCAAGGGCATATTTTACTGCACGACTTACAAGATCCGACACATCTACACCAGGGGCCGAAGGAGTTTTTGTTTCAGGCATTTTTATAAAGATGTTTAGATAAAAATAATGAAACTTGTAAAATATAAATTTCGAGTTGATGATGATATTAAAAAAGAGTATCGTATTGGAAATATTCGATTTAATCAAATTGAATTGGTTGTTAGAGATTATTTAAACGATTCAAGTGGATGGAAAAAATACGGATATATTTTTGAACCTGTTTTAGAAGGTGAACATGTTTTAATAAGGTTATCAAGCCCTACTACAATTAAAAAAATATGTGGAGATGGTAGTTTATCATGTGCTGAATTAGGTGGTCATAATATGTATTTAAATTCTAAAAGATGGTTTGAAGGTTCAAAAAAAAGTGGTTTGAGATTAGAAGATTATCGTCAATATATGGTAACTCATGAAATTGGGCATATACTTGGACATGATCATACACCATGTCCTTGTAAAGGTTGTCCTGCCCCACTTATGATGCAACAAACTTTAGGATTAAAAGGATGTAAGCCCAATACTAATCTCTAACAAATATAAATAAAATGGTTTGTCGTAAATCTTTAAAAGAAGTTGGGTTTGCGGTATTTGTTTTAACGCTTATCATATTTTCATTTGGTTCAACATTTTATGGATTATTTAGATACATAAGTGATTTAGAAGATGATGCATATTTATCTCGTGATCATTTAATTTTAGCAGGTAATGTTCTTCAAGTAGCAGCTATTGGTGGTGTAATGATTATTCTTTCTGGTATTGAATCTGGTCCATTTCAATTAGGACTTACTTTAACAATGTTTTTATTACTTATTTTAGTTTTATATTTATCAAATTTTGATCCAGGTGATAAATCATCTGCGTGGGCAGCATTAGTATTTTTAGTTATTGATGTATATGTAAAAATAACCGCAGTATTTATGGGATTTGGTGTATGCTCTATTGATGAAGTTCCAGGAGCTATTACACAAATGGGTGGTGTAGTATGGAAATATGCTGGAGGTCGGCGTTAAAGAATGGGACTTTCACATATGAGACAATATATAAATAAAATGCCTCGTGAAGAATTACCTAAAGTTGAAGATGGAGAAGTTGTAGATTATTTGGATGAAGATCCTGAAATTCCTACACAAAAATACGCAATCATTTCTTTTATTTCACCTGAAAAAGTTATTAAACAAAAGCAAGAATTCTTTGTAGAAAAGTTTATTCAATGGCTTGAATATGATTGGAAAGTTAAAGGACTAGAACATTTTATGGCATTTCTTTCAAAGAAATATTCTTTGAAAATTGATGATGTTATGGGAGATATGCAAGAATTTGCTAAGGTTCATAATGAAGAAGTAAGAAATACAGATGTTCATGAAAAGTGGGAAGTTTTTTTGTTGAAGAATGAAAAGGATTTAGAAACAGAATATACTGAAAAGGTCAATTTTCGAACAAATGTTCGTGGTGTAAAAGTTCGTCGTATTTTTGGTTCTTTGGAAGAAACACAACAATATGCTAAAGTTCTTCAACGTAAATATCCTCGTGATAATTTGTATATTGGAAAAGTTGGTTGTTGGTTACCATGGGATCCATCTGAACATATGATGCCTGATGTAGAATACGCAACACAAGAATTGAATGAGATGATGAGAAAGTATAAAGAAAATGAAGTCAATCGTGATATCTTCTTTGAAGAAGAAAAGGCAGAGAAAATCAAAGCTCAAAAAGAAGAGAACGCTCGTCGTAAACAACAAATAGAAGATCAAAAGAAAGATACAGGTCTTCTAGAAATTGCTGATCTCGAACAAGAATTTAATACTCCTCTTCATCCTTCTGAAGGAGCTATTCGCGATGCGTAAATTTTAATAGGACAATACATTAAAGAATGGAAGTAGAAGGTAGTAAAAAACCTAGTGGATTAGATACTATGGGGGATTTGTTTAGTTCTCTTCCAAAAACAAGACCACCTCCTAAACAAGGATTTGTAACACGTCGTGTTCCATCCTCTCGTTCTACGAAAGGACAACGACAAACCGTTCCTTTTGCAAAAACAGAACATAGTGTGTTGAAGAAATTTCTTGTAGACCGACCATCTACAAAACGTCCTATTAAAGAAACAGAACTTAAAAAAATGGAAGAAGAAGTTGAGAAAGCTGTAAAGGGTAAATCTCCAGAAGAATCTAAAAAAATATTAGATATGGCTAAAGAAATTGTTGAAGAAGAAGAAGATCCTCTCACGAAACTTTTAGGTGCATTGAAACTTGGTGGAAGAACTCGTAGACACAAAAATAAGAGAAATCATAAGAGTAAGAGAAAAACTAAGAGGTCTTCTTATTAATTTTCATCCATGGATCTGATGGTTTACGATGAAGTTTATCAGGTGAATATTGATCAGCAAGTAATATCGCACTTGTAAAAGGTTTATTATCTTGCCATAAAGATTCATCACATAATTTAAAAGCTGGATGTTCTTCTGCTTTATACCAAAATACTTGATCTTCTAATTTATTTGATTGGATACCATTACAGACGACTAGACATTCATAGTTCTCTGTGCATTGATCCATAAATTGACAAAACATTTGAAATGTAGGAAACATTCCAGCATAATTATCATAAATACGTTTACGATTTCCTAATACATTTTCTCTTAAAATAAATACAAAATCTATATTTGTTCTTAAATTTGGAGGAACCCCCAAAGGATATTGCATAGTAATCATAGTTGTTAAATCTATATGACGACCATTCATAAATACATATCTTGTAGATTCTTCATTCATCCATGATTTATCATATAAACAATCATCTAAAATAAGGAACGCTCTTGGATCTGAATTTGAATGACCACCACCTCTTTTTTCTGCATTACATGATTGTTTTACAGACATTTGACGTTTTATAACTCCTGTAACAATTGAAGCATTATATTTATCATGAATTAATTTTGAAGGTACAAGATCTTGAAAAAAAGGACTAGCTACTTCAGATCCTGATATAACAGTTCCAATAGGAAAACAATCTCGAGTTGACGCAAGAATATCTTTAACTAAAAAAGATTTTCCTGTATCACGCTTTCCTATAAAAACTATTACAGGTGCTTTTTTAGAATCGAGGGCACATTTATTTCGAATCATTTCCATATTAAACTTCTTGATATTGAAGTTCATCTTAATCTAATGCGTGAATATTTTGATTATGATTTAACATCATTCATACAATATGTCAAAACGTAGACCAACAGAATTAAGAAGTTCGAATGTACCTTTGTCTATACATCGATATACAAAACCAAACCTAAAAAATTCTATTAAAGAATATTGGGGGTTTGATAATATTCAACCATATTTTCCACCTATCGAAAAATTATTTAAAACTTCAGAATTAGAAAGAGTTACAGAATATGGTATTTCTTTTCATGATGAAATTATAGAAGTTTTAAATGAAACACAAATTAAAACATTAAAAGGCACAACAGAAATTCATAAAAAAGTTACTATGCTTTTAAATCCTTTTAAATGGATGAGAGGAAAATATGGACAAACATTAGATCTTCCAACTTCTTCAGAACAAGCTTCATCATATTTCAAAAAAATTCAAAATAATAATAATGCTGCTTATGTAGGTGCTCTTATATCGTCTGTTCTTTCTGAATCTGAATGTATACATTTTCCTAAAACATATGGTGTATTTGTTGGAACATCATCTGAACATACTATAGATATATCTGATGATTATGAAGAATTATCTGAAAGTAATTGGTTTACACAAAATATTGGTAAGACTTTTGATGTAAAATTATCTCCTGAAATTCAAACTTGTAATGATTTTAAACATACAAGATCTGAAAGAATAAGTCTTCAACTTGGAGAATCTATAGATTTAGAAAACATTGAAGAAATTTCAACTATACAAACTGAGAATGTTGTTATGGCTGATATGACTAATATTTTTAAAGATGATAGAAATCATGATGAATCTAAATCAGATAGTTCTTCTGTTTCAACTTCTTATATTTTTGATATTCATTCATGTGATTGTGAAGATTCTGAAGATGAAGATGAAGAAATGGAAGAAAATGATCAACCATTTGCATGGGCTACTTTCAAGAATGTTCCAGTTCAAATTACTATTATGGAAAAATGTGAAGGAACTATATTTGAATTAATGATGATGAATCCTGATTCTGAAAAACATATAGCGTGGATTACTCAACTTATGTTTGCTCTTGCTTTTGCTCAAAAATTAATAGGTTTAACACATAATGATCTTCATGCGAATAATATTATGTATATAAAAACAGACAAAGAATTTTTATATTATAATTCTGGTGGAACATTATATAAAGTTCCTACATTTGGATATATAATTAAAATTATAGATTTTGAAAGAGGTATTTTTTCATTAAAACTTACAGGAATGAAAGAAGCTAAATTATTTATAAGTGATCATTTTGAACTTCATGAAGAAGCAGGTGGACAATATAATTATGGAGATTCTTATAATTCTAAATATCCAGAAATAAAACCTAATGCTTCTTTTGATTTATGTAGATTTGCTACATCTGTATTTTGGGATTTATTTCCTGAAGGTCCTACACATTTAGAATATAAAGAAAATTTAATATTTAAATTATTTATGAAATGGTTAAATATTAATGATAAAAGTGTTTTATTTTCAGAAAAAGATGAAAGACATGATAGATTCCATGGATTTCATTTATATAAAGCAATAGCAAGATATTGTAAAGATAATGCTATTCCAAGAAAAGAAATTTTATCTGTAAAAACTTTATACGAAACTTTCGATGTTCCTAAAGATAAAATTTTACTTATAGATTAAAACGTTGGTGAACCTAGAAACATCTCAGATTCTAATGCTTTTGGAACAACTTCTCCAACAGTTTCAACTACTTGTTGAACATCTGGTCCTGTTGCAAATACAATACTAGATGCTAAAAGACCTCCAAATAAAGAAAGTTTTCCTGCTGTTTCCCACGATATAGGTTCATTTTTCATTTTTCGATCAAGAGCATAAATTATAAAACATACAAGTGCGACTGCTACAGCAACAATCACTATCATCATTTTTGTTGATGAATAACGTAATTCTTTACAAATTTAGAACGAGAGATTCTGAAATTTGATTTTCTAAACTTTTCATTATATCTTCTTCAGGAGGTTCAGTAGTCTCCTTTGTTGTTTCCTGAGGAAGTTCTTCAATATTTAATACAACAGGTTCATCACTAAGAACTAATCTTGGCACTTCTTCATCAGAATCTTCTTCAGATTCATCATCCGAATCATCTTCAAATGTAACAGATTTCTTATCATCATGTTCAAGAACATGTTCTTCAACTATATGTTGAGTATTAAAATATTTCTTTGTAATAGATTCCCATGGTAAAAAACTACTAATAACTTGTTCTAAACAACCTGAAATAATAGACATTATTTCTTGACGATTTCTTGCTTGTTCTTCTGAAGATCCTGTTGTTTTAAAAAGATATGCTGTTTGCCATAACTTTCTAGCTGAATGATTATATAATTCATGAATAAATTTAGAAAATGTAGGTGGATCAAAATCTATTTTTAGTTCAACGCCTTCATTATAATGTAAAGATGCAAATGATTTCATATACGAGATAAAAACACCCATTAATAAATCTTCAAAATAATTACATTTTGTTGCTTTTTGAATTCTTTCAACTTCTGTAGTAAGAGTTGAATCAGACCAATCTGGAATTTTTGTTAACATATTTTGAAATGTTCTTAAAATTTGATCTAATTGTTGATTTCTTTGACACAATTCTTTTGATGAATCATATATACTCCAAAATCCTTGTGAAACATAAGGAATTAATAAGGATCGTAAATGATCGCGAAGTTGAGACTTTGCTACCTCTGTATCTGACATTTGTTAATAAAAGTATTGTTTAAAATAAAATGAAAAACGCATACTTCGTCAAAAACGGATTTATTGATTTGAATTTAATATATACTACCGCTCTACAATAATCAATCAAAATGTCAATCAAGTATTCAAGTGAAATTTTACAATCAATTGCAAACAAGTATGGATTCAATCTTGAAGAAGAACTTGCATTAGCAGGATCTTCTACAGAAGTAAAGGTAGAGAAATCTCCTCTGGAGACAGTTCGTAAGAATATTGCCCTCTGGTCTAAAAAGCTAGAAGCCAATAAGTTTAAAGATGAGGATGCGAAGACTAAGCATATTGCTAAGTTAGAGAAGGAACGTGAGAAACTAGCAAAGCTAGAATCTCAAGTTTCTGTATCAGATTCTGGAAGTGATTCTGATTCTTCTACAAAGTCTTCCTTAGAGAAAACTCTTAAGAATGTTACTCTTTGGTCTAAAAAGCTAGAGGCTAATAAGTTTAAGGATGAGGAAGCAAAAGCTAAGCATATTGCTAAGTTAGAGAAGGAACGTGTGAAACTAGCAAAGCTAGAGTCTAAGAACCCTAAGACTGAGGTCAAGGCTGAAGTCAAGACTGTAGTCAAGGCTGAGGTCAAGACTGAGGTCAAGACTGATGCGAAAAAGGAGAAGAGGATTAAGCGATGGAGTTATACCAAAGACTTGGCCGCTAAACTGAAAGATGTAGGTATTGAGTGTTCTGATAAGTTAGTTTCTGACTTTAAGAATTACATTGAAGATCTTCCAGAGGAGGAGTTTCGTAAGGCTAGTCTTTCTAAGCATATGGAAACGTATGCTCAAAATCAGAAACCTGTAGTGACAGAGCCTGTCGCAACAAAACCTATTGTAGCAGAACTATCTATTGGTGAGTTGTTGACACTTAACCTTGTATCAAAAATTGGAGGTGTAACTAGTGAGGATCTTGGACCTTTCTGGGATACTGAGAATGGTAGATTCGTACAAGGTCTTCCTCAAAATGATGATGAGGATTTTGAGGAATATCCTACTCCTGGGTTTCTAAACGATCGTGAGTATGTTGTAGGTGTAGATACTGGTCGTGTGTATGAAGTTAAGACTACAGGTGATGTCTTTGTAGGTTGGAAGGGTATTGGTATGTTTAAAAACTGTAAATAAGAGACTGAATAAAAGTCCACTTTTTACATTATAATTATATCATCTTCCCAATAACTAATTATACAATTTGGAAATGAATGTCTAAAAAATACATATAGACCTGTACATTCAAATAAAAAACGAGGAACATATATTTCTTTTAATTCAGGAACAACTTGAGCGTCTACATAAAATCCATCTGAATCTCTATTTTTACTTACATTAGACCATATATAATCAAATGTATATTCTGAATAATCTATTTTTTTAAATTCATTAAATAAATTCTCATCTAATCTTGTTTGAATTTTATCTGTAATATCGGTTCTATAATAAGCCATATTACAAATTTGAGTCCATACACTTTGCCAATATTGTTTGTCCATTGTTATTTGTTATCTGTTTGTTACATCTAAATCGTATTACGTGCTAATGCTGTAAAATCTGAACTATAAAATGTTCGAGCAAGTAATATACCAATAGGAAGTCCCCAAAATGCAAAATATGGTAAAACAGCTGCTAAAACTCCAAATAACCAACCATTACTTCCAAATATTGAAGAATGTGAACCAAAATCATAACATGACTTAATAGAAACTCCATAAAAAAACCATAATATAAATTTAACAAGTGTTTTTTTAATTACATCTATAAATTTCTCAGCATCATCAGATATAGGTTCTGTTGATGCACTAGATATAGCAGGAGCACTTACATTAAACATTTCTCCATCTTTAAATGTTTTAGAATTTTCGGCACCATTAATTGTGTAATTTACAGAAAGATGTTTTTGTTTTTGAGGATTTGGATCAGGTAATCCAACTTCATTAAATCCAACTTTTAAATTTATAGAACCTTTATTCATTTTTCGTCTTACAGCATCTGTTACATCTGTCATATTTCCATCAACACCATATTCTGCTTTTTTGATTTGAAGTCCTGAAGCATGTCTTTCAGGAGGAGCATTCAAACTTATAGATCCACCATCTATTTCTTCAATTGTAGTTGATGATCCTCCATTAATTGTATATGTAATTTTTAAAGTCTTTACTTGACCTGGAGCAGGATCTTCTACATTCAAAGAATGTGTTGATACACTTAAATTTAATATACCATCATTTACTAATCCTGTTATTATTTGTGTAACATCTTTTGATGCCGAGCTTGTTCCATATGTCGCACTTAAAATATTAAGTCCACTCATTCTTATTATGATGAGAATACTACATTTGCTACGCCTCCCATAACTCGCAAAAAGTTATATGATTCAACATATGAACTTACTGAAAATGTATATTTATATATACTTCCAGGTGATTTACGAATAACTGTTACAATTTCATTTGGACTATAATCTGTAGGATTTACAAGTGTTGGACGAGGATCATTTGCAGTTGATTTTAGTATACATACTTGAGTTTGACCTGTCGTATTTGTATTTAATGGAGGTTCTACATACACATTACTTAAAATTGTTTTATTGAACTGTGATCCATTTAAAGCTCCACATGGTTGACCCTTATCATGATCTAAAGCAAAAGAATATGCGTATACTCCTGGTAATTCTGTAGTTGCTGTTCCTGTATGATGACGATAATGTTGAATTCCATTAAAAAATCCTACTAATTTCTCTGAAAATCTATCTTTACCATCTAAAACAATATTTGAACTAATTAGAATATCTCTTGCTGATTCTCCACTAGATAATTGATCACCAGATGAATAAATTGGTGGTAATAAAGTTGTAGTTAATGGAGGTTTTTGTGGATCTTCCCAATTTGTATAATTATCCCAATCATTTTGAAGAATACGATCACTTCTTTGTGCTACCCATACAACTCTTGTACATAAATTAGTCATTGCTAATTCTATATCTTCTCCAACACTATATTGATTATCCATAGTTACATTATTAACTTCTGTAATCACAAATGAATGTTCATTTTTTGCTATATGTGCCATCTCAGAATCTGAAACAAAAATATAATTTGCTTCAATAAATGGTTCTAAATTCCATGTTTTTAATTGTGTATTTGATGGTAATTGTAAAGAATTAGGTGGTGATAAAAATGTAGACATTGATAAAGTATTTGGTGGAGCAATTCTTGTATATTTTGATTGACTCGTATCTCGTATAGTAAATAATTGATACATATTTTTTAATTCAACAATAAATGAAACTTCTGAATGTTGAAGTGCAATAAGTGGTAAAGCGTTTCCTATCATTTCACAAAACCAAAAATGTAAAGGAATAGAAAGAACTCTTCCAGGAATAGATGGAGCAGGAGTTTTTGTGTTATATATAGCAGTTGGATATTGGTTTAATCTATCATAAGCATTTGCAGGATCATATAAATCCACTGTATTTCCAACCATAGTATTCAAAATATCCTTTTTGTTTTTATCAAATTTTAATGCCGCATATAATTTCATCCATTCACCTGTATGTCTAACTATTTCTGATCCATTAATTGTTACAGCTACATAATTAATCATATTATATCCTAAATTTTTAACCCATTGAAAATCATAACCTCGATTTGTTGATGTATCAAATGGTGAATAAATATCAGGAATTGTAACACTTAGATAACAATCATGTAAAAGTTGGGCATTACGATCAACTTTTGTTCTTAAAGTTATATTTCCTGAAGCAGGAAGACTTAATTCACTATAATTAAAATATAATTGAAAATGTTCCATTGCAAAATCTGTGTGTCTCTTATACATTGATCTAAAGTAGGTAAAGGAAGGGTTTCCTGTAACAAGAACATCTTGTGCTCCTTTACCAACTAATTGCATTAATCCTCCAGGCATCCTATTATATGTTTCATAGTTTTGATTGTTTAGACTTTACTACACAAAGAACATATTCCTTGTGTTGTATACAATGAAGTCGCACATTCACATAATCTATTAATTGTTACAGTTACTGTGTTATTTAGACTAGATTGTGTTGGGTAATCAGATGAATTAAATGCTTTATAAGCTATCCAATTTGAAGCAGGTCTTCGAATACGAGATGTTCCAAATCCAGGATATGCTAAACTACTCGTATTTACAAGAGCAGTAGATGTAGGTTGAGGATTTGTTATATCTTTATTAGTTGAAATTACAGTTTCTATTCCTCTTGTACCACCAATTCTTTTAAGACGAGTCCAATCACTCGCATCTAATTTTACAGTTCCACGTTGAATATTAGAAGCCATATTATCAAATTACAGAGGTAAAAAATTCAATCTTTGTTTGAGATGTTCTAGTACCTATTCTTAAAAGTTTCTTTGTTTCAATAAAACAAGGATAATCAAATATTTCACTTGTATCAGGATCTATAACAAATAAAAATTCTTTTACTTTAATTATTTGAAGTCTACGATTTTTTCGTTGAATATTTCTTATATAAGATTTATCTAATTCATCTATTTTATAACTTGGTTTATAAGCTAAATCATCACCTTTTGTTTTTGTATCAAATCTCATACATTGAATTACAGGTCTTTCTTTTGAATGTAATTTACGATGAATTTCACAATCTACTGCTGATTGTTTTAAAAGATGACTAATACTTTTAATAATACGTCCTTTTTCATATGAAACTTCATATAAATATTCATCAGATGTCATAAATGTTTCACGAGGTTCATTTCCTTCATATCTTTTTAAAGTCATATCATTACGACGAATTGGTACAATATTAAATCCTTCTGATGTTGTAGATTGTTCAGGAGTAAATACTGTCATATAAAGTTTTACTACTACAGTTCTTTCATCTAATGGAAGTTTACGATGAGAACAAATACGTATTGCTCTTCCAATAACTTGTTCTATAATTGCAGGATTCCAATAAGGTTCCATAATATGAACTCGACGAACATCTGCTAAAGTAATACCTTCTGCTGCAGCCTTTGAACCTAAAAATACACAAAGACGATGATCTTTTATTGAATCTTTTAATGATTGAGGAAATGTATCAGAATAATCTTGATTAAATATTTGACGAGTAAGTTCACGTTCATCTCCTCCTCCTCCTGTAAATAATGCGTAAGCAGGAATATCTTTTTTCATTTCTGATGATTCTTCCCATAATCCTGATTGATTTTTTTGTAATTTATAAGGTTGAAATCCATTATGATCTAAAATCGCCATAAATACTCCCAAACCTTCTAAAGAAAGAAATTGTGAATAAACAAATTGATTATTAAATTTACCTGCTTCACCAAGATTTGCTTTCAGATCTTTTAAAACAGCTAACATTTTAGGAGAGTATTTTTCAAGACCAGAATCAGATAAAAATCTTTCAGGATCAGCTTTTAATTTTTCAATTACATCTGATTTATCGGCTAATTCAGGTTTATCATTTAAATCATCTTCTGTTGTTCCTTCAGGAATAACAAATCTAAGTTCTTGCGGAATCGCATAGTTACAAGCTAATCTTGATGTCATACGAAAAGATCCAAAATCTTCATTTAAAGATGGATTACGTGATTTTCTAGATTCACGTTGAACTTCAATCCATCTTGTTTCAAGATAACGTTGGAATTGTTCAGGAGACATAGGAATTTTTACAAGTGTAGATTCTTCTTCAAGACGTTTAGGTAATAATCTTTCATCTGCTCCTTTAAAATATGAAACTAATCCTTGAATTCTTCGACTAAATAAAAGAGAATTTTTCATAGATAATCCATCAATAAATAATTTTGCAAATTCTTCAAATTCTGTTGGAAGACATTGAAGTTCATCTACAATATAATTTTCAGATTCAGTTAATTCAATTCCTGGTAATTCTTTTTCAAAATCAGATTTCCATTCGTTTACCCATTCTTTAATATTAGGATTTTGTTTGAAATCTTTATTATATTTTACAGATGTTCGTTCTTTTTTCTCATTATAATGTGTTTCAAAAAATGGAGGATTTCTAGTTAACATAATAGTTCTTTTTACAGAATTATATTCAATTGTATCTACATCTTTCATTTTCTTAAAATAGGAAGTCATATTTGCTTCATCCCATGCCATAGCAGATTTTGTTGGAATAGTTATACGTTCAATAGGTCCACGTAAAAGATTCATTAAATAAGCAATTTCTTGAGGTTTATTTATTACAGGTGTTCCTGATAAACATACAACTTTACAATTTTTTGCTTTATAAATTCTTTCATATAATCTACTACGTATTGTAACTTTTAAAGCATAACTTATTAAATTATGTGCTTCATCAATAATTATAACACAATCATCAAATTGATTAGGTTGATCAGGAGGTAAAATTGTATCTATATTTGATGATGAAATACCATTATAATTTATAAATGTAAATCGTTGTTCTAATAAATCATCTATTTGTTCACGAATACCTTTTTGAATATCTAATGATAATGTTTTAAAATTAGGTTCTTTTCCAACTGTTGTTACAAAAAATCTTCCATGTGTATCTAAAAACTTTTCAGATATACCCATACTCATAGCTTTTTCACGATCTTCTTTTGAAGAAATATTTTTAGATTCCCAATATTGTTCAAATGCATAAATTGGATCACCACATTTACGAATTTCTCCACGATAATTCTCTGATAATGAAGCTGGTAACATAATATAACATTTTTTAGTTGTTAATAAAGATTCAGCAACTGCAATAGATGAACATGTTTTACCTGAACCAAGACCATGATATAATAGAAGTCCACGATAAGGAGTTTCCATCAAAAGATATTCTCTTACGATTTTTTGGTAAGAAAATAATTCTCTTGAATTTTTTGCGTCACCACGTTGTAAACATAAATCCTCACCTGCGTCCTCAGATAATGGATCGATGTCGGTCTTACGATATTTTAGAAAAATACGAGTTATAGAATCTGAGAATGCTTTTCGATTTGGTAGGACAAACATTCTACTTATTTTTGACAAGGAAATCATAATGGAAGAGATACTCCGCAGAAATCCTAAATTATGGATGGTCGCAATTTACCTCTTTTTAGTAGCAGGATTTCTATATTTAAAACCAGATGTTGCTTTTGGAGAACAAGGTCGAATTCGACCATTCGGTGTTGGTAAAAAAGAATCTACTGTATTTCCTGTTTGGTGGTGGATGTTTGTATTTGCTGTTGTATCATATATGAGCGTAATATGGTTATTAAAATACAGATTATGATTTCTTTTCCTTTTCTCCTATTTTTTCTAATAAATTCTTTTTAAATCTTGTCATTTCATTTACATCAGGATTACATACTTCTTTTGTAGTTTTGTGTATATTATTTACAACAGATATCCAACACATTAACATAACTAAATATCCAACACCAAGAACAGGTGTATATGTTTCAGGAACTCCAAATGATTGTAATGTATTTGAAAATGGTTTACGTATCATTAAAAAAATTGCAGATATAGCATATACAATAGTTGGCATTATTCCAAAAATAGAACCTTGTAAAAAACTTTGTCCCCATCCTATTTTTGAACAATGTAATTGACTTGATAATAAAGATATAATTGTTCCTGAAATAAAAAGAGTTCCATATACACACCCAGAAGAAATTGCTAAAAGTTTATAATCCATTATTTGAAAGCAAGAGAAACTCTACGTTCTATTTCCGTAATCATATTTTTCCTTTCTGTATAATGTGGGCGAGTTATATTCTTGCTTTCTGTCAAAGTTTTCCATCCAACCTTGGAAATCTCACGTCTTTGGATTGGTGTGAGTTTTTGTCTTAAACTAAATACAGATGAATTTTTTAAAAGAGCTATAAAATATTTATGTTTATATTTTATGTTATTTGTTCCTGTAAAAGTTTCACTAAAAGATGAATCAAGAATTGTATAAGCATCTTTTGGAATATTTGTTTCTTCAAAGAATTCACGTTCTGCACATTCTAGGTCTGTTTCACCTCTCATACGTCTTCCTTTTGGAAATCCCCATTCAGGTTCATTAAATTTTATTTGAATTGAATCAATTATTTTTTTACAATCTACATTATTAAACTTTTCCTTTGCAGAAATATATTCAAATGAGTCTTTATCATTATGATCTCCCCAAAGTTTTCTCCATAAATCTTCAAAAGAATGTTCTGTTATAAGTTTATGTTCATGAACTGTCATATTTGAAATTTGTTTTCTTATATATTCAGTATCACGAGAATCATATTTTCCTCTTACAAATTCCATAAATGACATACTATCTTTTCTACGAACCATAAGAACACTTATTGTAGATGGATCTACTGGTAAAACCAAAGGTTCTTGAATTCCACGCAATAACATTAATCCACAAGATAATACTGGTTCTGAACACGATTTAAAAGCGTGTCCCTTTTCTCCACAATTATTACAATACATTGACTTTGACATCTTTAACTGTTATATTGTCCGTTTTTAACTTCGCTATATTTAACAAATGGGTTCATTGTTTTCAAAAACACCACCACCAGCAACTCCATCGTTTAAACTAGATACATCAACAGCTAAATATGATGCTGCAGAAGTTCAAAGACAATTAGCTGAAGCACAACAAAAGGCTTCAACAGCACTTACAAGTGCTGTAACTTCAACAAAAGCTGCTATTTCTTCTTTTTATACTCCTATTGTATGGTTACTTGGTATAGCTGTTCTTGTAGTTGTATGTATAGTTATTTATGATTTTACAGCTCCTGATGATTGGCCTAATATTTTCTTTTCAAAAAGAAGAAATGAAATACAATTAGCTCGTAATCAAGCTGCTCAAACAGCTACTCCTCCAACTATATATCAAACTTTAGTTGGACCAGCTAGTGGAAATTTATCTGGTGATCATGATGCTACAAAACCTGCTACAATTCCAGGAAATAGTGCTCCTTTATCAGGACCACCTTTACAAAAAGAAGGATTTGAACCAAATACTTCTATGGTAGTTCGTGATACTGAATTAAAAGGTGGTGCTTATGGAATGCAATGGTGGATGTTTGTAAAAGATTGGAACTATGCATTTGGTAAAGAAAAAATAGTTTTACAAAGACCAGATGCTACAAATTCTTCTATTTTAAATCCTAAAATTACATTACATCCAACAGATAATTCTTTAGTAGTAAGTGTTTCTGTATTTCCTAATACACAAGGTGGTTCATCAAAAGTTCAACCTGCTCCTGCTGGACATTCAGGTTCTTCTGATGATGTATTTGTTTGTACAGTTCCTAATATTCCTCTACAAACTTGGTTTGCTGTAGGTGTTACATGTTTTGGACGTAATTTAGATGTGTATATTGATGGAAAATTAGTTAAGTCTTGCTTTTTATCAGGAGTTCCAAAACCTTGTTTAGGTGATATTCAATTAACTCCAGAAGGTGGATTTTCTGGATATATCTGTGATTTTAAACATTTTTCAAAAATGTTAGTTCCAGAAGATGTTAATGCTTTTTGGTCAACAGGAACAAGTTGTAGAAATAAAACTATGGCTTCAACAACTCAACAAGCAACAGGACATTCTGTAAGTTTTGGAATACATGATGTAACAGGAAAGAAAATTAAGGAATGGAGTTTTTAAG